AAGGGCTTGTTGTTTAAACAAAGTGTTTAGACATGCTCTTGAACAAGGTACTATAACAGCAGATAATTTGTTAAAGATACCTAGAAAGCGTGAGGAACTTACAAGGTTTGTAACTTACACTTATGAGCAAGAACAAGCTATCTATCAACAATGTGATGTTTTAGGCTTTAACGACTTAAAAGATTTTGTTAAAGTTTTAATAGAAACAGGTTGTCGTTCTGATGAGCTTATTAACTTAACACCAGAAGGTTTAGTTAAAAGTAAAGAAGGAATGGTTGCCAGAGTTTTTAGAAATAAAACTAAAACCAACAGTGTGATAGGTATTACTAATGCGTGCAAAGAAATCTTGTTGCGTAGAAGTAATCAACAAAGGTTCTTTATGACCAGTTACAGGCAGATTAAGTACAAGTGGGAAACTGTACGACAGATGCTTGGACAATCTGGTAATAAAGATTGGGTTTTTCATACATGTAGACACACTTGTGCTAGTAGATTAGCAGAAAGTGGAAGTACATTTATGGAAGTTTGTGATTGGATGGGATGGTCTCCTAATTCTCCAGTTGCAAAAAGATATATTCACTTCTTTCCTAAAGTTAAGATTAAGATGGCTAAGAAGTTGGATGAGTTAAGAAGAGACAGAGTTGAATTAAAAGTCATCAATGGCTCAATGGAGACAAATTAGTAATAACTATGATTTACACACTTAATATTACGCAATTTGTAAGTAGACTTAAAAAGTGGATGTGCACTTTGTGTAATATATGTGTAAGATGTGCAGGTGTGGTTATTGAAAGTGTTAAATTATTCAAACAGAGCATGACAAATAATTTGTCAGTAGACTTAAAATCTCTTACTGAATACAACGCTTCCTCAATAACTACTCCTGCGTTCTAAAATCACTGTTGTTATTAGTTAAATTAACTATTGCATAGTTTAAATGTGAATGTCACGCTTGCGTGGTAGATTTTAAATTAATGCACATCAATACAAGAACATTGGTGAACAACTTGAGGTAACAATGGAAATAGACGCTAAAATACTTGAGAAATTTAACATCCTTAAAAAACAATCGGATGTGCCTTCAACTCAACATGAAAAAATAGAGGCAGAAAAAGTGCTTGAAAGAGCCATGGTCATTAGTGGAATAAAAAGATTTCACAAACAAGTATATAAATCAAAAGCAAAAGTAGCAGAGAAAACAGGTAAGCCTAGGGAGACCACTGAAAGCACTACTGTCTATGGTCAAGTTTTAGTTCAAGAAGGTTTAGAGCCTATGAATGGAGCTTTAAACAAGTATTTTACTGAAGCCTTTGATGGCCATGCTAAACGCTATGCAACTGAAGCTACCTTATTAGCTAAATGTATTCCTATTAAGGAAGTTGAAAATGATACACTTGAAAGATGGTCTGCCATAAGTTTTATAACTCTTAAGGCTGTACTAGATAGTATCACTGTTTCATCCACACAAACTAAAGCTATCCTTAAAATAGCAGGTGCAGTAGAGGATGAGGCAAGATTATTATACTTTAATGAAAGCGATAGTAAGACCTATAGCCGAACTAAAGAATGGTTAAAAGGTAACAACAATTACAGGCATAAAAGGAAGGTGTTCCAATATGCCATGAATAAACATCAGTTGGAGTACGCAGGTTGGTCTAAAGAAGACAAGGTTAAGCTTGGTAAATTGCTTCTTGAATTGCTAGCTAGTACCACTGGGTTTGTCAAACTCACCAAATCTTTTACTCAAAAGAATAAGTCTATTGTTTATGTAGAAGCTACAGAGAAAACAATGGCCTGGATTGAGCAAAAGAAAATCCACTCTGAAATCCTAAAACCATTTAGAGAGCCAATGATTGTGGCTCCTAAAATCTGGGATAACAACCCATATTCTGGAGGCTATTTTATTAAAGATTTAAGGCCTGCTGAATTAGGTTCCACTAATGGCTACACACAGCCAGAAAATCAACAATCAACAAATGAGGTAACTAATGCACTATAATATGGTGAAAAGAGCATCCAGAGCTTATCTGGAAGAAATCTCTAATAGGGCACATGAAATGCCAGAGGTTTACAAATGTATCAACACTTTACAACAGACACCTTTCAAAATGAATGTGCCTGTGTATCAAGTGATGAAAGCAGTATATCAAAAGAAATTACCAATTGCTGGATTGCCAAGTCATAAGCTTCCAGAAATTCCTAAACCTTTTGATATTGCAACTAATGAAGTAGCAAGAAAAGAATATAGTCGTAAGGCAAGACCAGTATTTGATTTCAATGCTACAGTTGATAGCAAAAAAATATTAACTGATAAAATATTTAATGTTGCTGATACTTATGAACAATTCCAGGAATTTTATTTTCCATTACAATATGATTGGCGAGGTAGAATTTACTGTGTACCAGAAGGTCTCAACTATCAACAAAATGATTTAGCTAAAGGTTTATTACTATTTAGATATGGTAAAAAAATTGGAAGCCAATCTGCTGTAGATAGATTAAAAATCCAAGGAGCCAACATGTTTGGTTTGGATAAGGAAACATTAGAAAATAGAATAAAGTGGGTTGATGATAATGAAAAATACATTATCCAATCTGCTGAAGAACCTCATAGTAATTATGAGTTTTGGGCAGAAGCTTCGGAGCCTGCACAATTTTTAGCGTTCTGTTTTGAATGGAATGATTTTATTAAATCTGGAAGAAGTTTAAACTTTGTTACCAGTTTAATTTGTTATTCTGATTGTACCAATTCTGGATTACAAATATTTTCTGCACTTCTCAAAGATGAAACTGGTGGAGAAGCAGTTAATTTAATTCCATCTGATAAAGTTCAAGATGTGTATGGTGAAGTAGCTAATGCAACAATTGATTTATTAGAAGCAGAACCAGATAGTCAGTTAAAAACTATGTGGTTGAACTATGGAATAAATCGTAAGACCACTAAAAAAGTTACCATGTGTATTGTTTATGGACTTACACAATTTAAAGCTAGAGCATATCTACAAGAGCACCTGGAGGAAATGCAAGAAGATGGTATTAAAGATATTCCATTTTCTACAGACAGAAATCCAATACCTGGTGTACCTAATATATTTAAGGCTACATCATTCTTGGCTAAATATGTTTGGAAAGCTTTGGGTCATGTAATTGTTTCAGCTAAAGACGCTATGAAATGGCTACAAGAAACATCAAGATTAGTTTCAGAAAATGGATTGCCAGTTGTATGGACAACACCTACAGGGTTTATTGTTCAAATGGTATGTCCTGTATTAGAAACTAAAAGAGTTAATACTAACATGGGTCAAAAGATATGGAGACCTAAACTTAAGAAGTGGGTTGATGATGTTAGAAAAACTACAATAGCTATAGAAACTAGTGAAATAAATAAAAACAAAGTAGCTAATTCAATAGCGCCTTGTTTTGTTCATTCTCTTGATGGAGCTGTACTACAAAAAGCAGTGTGTATTGCTAAAGATAAAGGCATAGATAACTTTGCCTGTGTCCATGATAGTTTTGGAGTATTAGCTACTGATGTGGTGCTAATGAACAATTCATTAAGGGAAGCTTTTGTAGAAATATTTGATGGAAAAAATTTACTTGAAGATTTCAAGGAAGAAATTCTTCCACAGATAAATAAGGATAATAGACACAAGCTTAAACCTACACCAACTCAAGGTACATTAGATATTAAGCAAGTATTGGAGAGTCAATATTTCTGTTCTTAATTCTTTCCTTGTGTTTATATTAGAACGCTTGCGTTTACAAATAGACACTATAGATGAATAAAAGCTTCATCACTAATGTTGAGCTGGGCAATTATTATGTTGTATGCGAAATAATATTAACCACAGCTCAACATTATTTTATCAATCAATCACATACCTAGGAGGGTATATTTATGGAAAAACTAAAAACTTTTACCTCTCCTTTTGGCAAAGCCATATATCCACATTTAACAAAGTGTGATGTTAGGTTCAAACCAGAAGGTGAATTTAAAGTTGATTTAGAAATTGGAGAAGCTCCTGCTAATGCACTTTTAAAAATTTTAAAAGAGTATCAAGCTAAAGCTATATCCAAAGCTAAAGAAGTAACTGGTAAAGAAAAAATCAAAGAAGCATCTTTGCCTTACAAAAAAGAAGATGACAAGTACATCTTTAAATTCAAAATGAAAGCCAGTGGAACTAATGCAAAAACTGGTGAAAGCTATAAACAAAGGCCAGCGTTATTTGATAGCGAATTAAAACCAATCAATCCAGAAGATACAAGTATTTGGGGTGGTTCAATTTTAAGAGTTAGTTATCAACCATATCCTTGGTTTACTCCAGCACTTGGTGCAGGTGTTTCATTAAGACTTAAGTCAGTTCAAGTAAAAGAATTGGTAGAAGGTAGTGGACAATCTGCTGAAGACAGTGGTTTTGAAAAAGTGCAAGGTTACACACAAGATAACAGTGGGTCGGAAAATGAAGAGACAGAAGAAGTTTCACAATCAGCCGACTTCTAAATTTAAATCAAAGCTTGAGGAAGATTTTAATAATTATCTAGTTAAACAGAATATTAAATTCGGTTATGAAGATTATAAAGTTTCTTACCTCAAGCCAGAAAAACCATCTACCTACACTCCAGATTTTAATTGTCCTGCAACAGATACATTTAGAATTATACTTGAAACTAAAGGACAATTCTTAACATCTGATAGGAAGAAACATTTATTAATTAAACAACAACATCCAGATTTAGATATTAGATTTGTCTTCTCCAATTCAAAAACAAAAATTGGAAAGAAATCTAAAACAACTTATGGCAAGTGGTGTGAACTTAAAGGGTTCAAATATCACTGCATTTATTCAACAAAAAAATTCTTACCAGAAGAATGGTTAAAAGAAATTCAACAACAACAAGCAGGTTTTTAATATGAGTAGAAAAACAACAGATTATTTTATTATACATTGTTCAGCAACTAAGCCTTCAATGGATATTGGTTTTGAAGAAATAAACCGATGGCATAAGGAAAGAGGTTGGTTGAGCTGTGGCTATCATTTTATCATTAGAAGAAATGGTGTCATTGAAGATGGCAGAACAACTGATGCAGTTGGTGCACATTGTAGAGGTTATAACCATAACTCTATTGGTATCTGCATGGTAGGTGGTGTAGCAGAAGATGATGTTTCAATTGCTGATGCTAATTACACTGGTGAACAATGGACAAGTCTTAAAAGATTAATTGAAGAATTACATAAAACATATCCAGACGCACAAGTAAAAGGTCACAATAATTTTTCAGATAAACATTGTCCTTCATTTGATGTGGATGAATACGCAAAGACAGAGTTCTTATGGGTGGAAGGAGATTATCTTCCAGATGATGAACGAGACGAGTAGTGAATTTGTAAGACACGAACCTTGTCCTAATTGTCAATCAAGAGATAACCTAGCGAGGTACTCTGATGGACATGGATATTGTTTCGGATGTGAATACAGAGAGCCAGCAAATGGTGAAGTAAACGAATTTACAAACATAGAAAAAAAATCAGATATGATTACAGGCGAAGTGAGAGCATTATCAAAAAGACAAATTGATTTTGATACTTGCAAATTTTTTAATTATCAAATTGGTGAGTACAATGGAAAGCCAGTTCAGATAGCTCCATACTATAACTCTAATTATCAGGTCGTTGCTCAACACATTCGGTTTCCCAACAAAGATTTTATGTGGTTGGGAGACATGAATGAAGTTGGTTTATTTGGTCAGCATAAATGGAAGGGCAGTCAAAAGATGATTACAATTACCGAAGGTGAAATTGATTGTATGTCAGTTTCAAAAGTACAAGGTAACAAATGGCCAGTCGTTTCAGTTCCATCTGGAGCAAAGTCAGCAAAGAAATATATTAAAAAGAATTTAGAATATTTAGAAAGTTTTGAGAATGTAGTTTTTATGTTCGATAATGATGAAGCAGGTAATCAAGCTTCAATCGAATGTGCCAAACTTTTTAGTCCAAAAAAAGCTCTTATCTCCAAGTTGCCTATGAAGGATGCCAACGAAATGTTGGTATCCAACAGAGGTAAAGATATTATTCATCATATCTGGAACGCAAAGCCATATACTCCAGAAGGAATAATAGCAGGTACAGATACTTGGGAATTATTAATTCAAGATGATAGCAAGGAAAGTACACCTTATCCATTTGCAGGTTTAAATAATAAATGCAGAGGAATTAGAAAAGGTGAAATAGTTTTATTAACTGCTGGTAGTGGTACAGGTAAATCACAATTAGCTAGAGAATTAGCCTATGATTTAATTACAAAAGATAAAACAGTTGGCTACATAGCTTTAGAAGAAAGTGTAGCTAGAAGTGTAAGAGGATTGGCTAGTATCCATTTAAATAAAAAAGTTCATGAAGAAGAAATTAGAAAATTAATTCCACAAGAAGAATTAAAAAATGCTTGGGATATAATTAAATCTAAATCATATTTTCATAAACACTTTGGTTCAACAGACAGTGAAAACTTAATGTCTAAAATTAGATATTTAGTTAGAGGCTGTGATTGTGATTATATTATTTTAGACCATATCAATATGGTGGTCTCTGGCCTGGAAGGTGATGAAAGAAAACTAATTGATTACACAATGACAAAGTTAAGAACTTTAGTTGAAGAGTTAAACTTTGGTTTAATTTTAATTTGTCATTTAAAAAGAATTGAAGGCAAGTCTGGACATGAAGAAGGAGCAATAACTTCTTTAAGTCATTTAAGAGGAAGTCATGCTTTAGCACAGCTCACAGATATTTGTATTGGGTTAGAACGAAATCAACAATCAGAGGAAACTCAAGACTTACTTACAGTTAGAGTTTTAAAAAATAGATACACAGGAGATACAGGTGTTGCATGTTCACTTCACTATAACAGACAAACTGGAAGATTGTCTGAAGGTGATTTTACAGATGTCTAATGAAAAACAAATTGATGATGTCCTTCGTGAGTTTATTGAACAGGACACAGAGTTTGCATATTTAGATGATGATGACAAAATATATATGTACTCAACATTAAAAAAAATTTTAAAATTAGTTCATCTAGTTTTAAAATATCCTAATGTAAGTCCAATACTTTTTGTTCATACACCAAAGACAAAACAAATTTTGGAAGACGCATTTTTTCATGTGGCTCCAATTATTCCAACAATCCTAAATATAAAAATAGAAGTAATGCAGTAAAATTATGAGAGTAATATTTGATATTGAAACAAATGGTTTCTTATCAGATGCAACCAAAATACATTCAATTGTAATTAAAGATATAGATACCAAGAAAGTCTATTCATATCATACAGACCAGATTGGTAGAGGTTTATATATTTTAAGTGGCGCTAGCTTATTAGTTGGTCACAATATTTTGAAATTTGATTTACCAGTTATAAACAAATTATATCCTCAATATAAAATTGAAGGTGAAGTGTTTGACACTTTACTGGTTAGCAGACTGATATGGACTAATAGAAAAGAACTAGACTTTCAAATGAAAGAACTGCCATTAAATATGGCTGGCCGACATTCATTAGAGAGTTGGGGATACAGACTAGGATTAAGAAAAGGTGAGTTTGCAAAAACAAATTCTTTTGAAGAATGGTCTGAAGAAATGCAAAAGTATTGCGAGCTAGATGTAGAAGTGACTTATGAATTTTATAAATTAATTCAAAAACAAAAGTATTCTACAGAGGCGATTAAGTTAGAACACGACTTTGCCAGATGTATATATCTGCAAGAAGCACATGGATTTTATTTTGATGTGGCTTCTGCAAAGAAGCTGTATGCCTCACTTGCAAACAGAAGGTTGGAGCTAGAGAAATCTCT